AATAAGCAAACCATTTGCTAGAAAAATACAAATCTTGACGGTGTTGGAGCAAAGAGCAAAAGTAGCAGGTAAGCAAAAGCAAGCCGCCATAGCCAAGCGAGGCAAAGAGGCCATAAGGAAACAACATGGCAAAAGCAAAAAACTGTAAAAATCCTAAAGGATTTACACAGATCGCTTCTTGTAAGGCTCAGGGGAAAATAGCTAGGACTGGTGGTAAACATAAGGGTAAAAAAGTAAAATCTAAAAAATACGGGGGAAGGGCATAATCCATGTCGCGTAGATTAGTTAAGCCTCAGTTTCCTCTACCTCCGCAAGAGTATAGTCAAAACTATATGTCGGAAGTAGTTAGATCGTTTTCACTATTTCTACAACAAATAGAAAATCCGGGCGATGCCCGCTTCACAACAGTGACCATCACGAATTTACCAACTGATGATGTTGGATTAGAGTCAGGGACTCTTTATAACCACGATGGATTCGCTCGAGTAAGTCAATTAGATACAGCCGCTATCGCGGGTACATCTGGTACGATGAGCTTAGGGAGTGTGACAGTTACTACAGGATAGGTGACCTGATGTTATTTGAAGCTATTGCCGCTGTTGACCTCGCTAACTCAGCAATCAGAGGTATCAAAGAACTTGCTGGTCACGTCACCTCCGTCGGGCAGATGGGTAAGCACCTGACTAATCTTGCAGATGCACATGAAGAAATTCAAAGAAAAGCGGATGAAGGAGATTCCCAAGCATTTTGGCATCTTGAACAAATCAAAGAACGTGAACGCGAAATAAAAGATTTATTCATTTACGCGGGCAGACCGGGTCTTTGGCAAGATTACCAAACCTTTATGAAAAACCGCAAAGAGTTAAGGCGTAAAGCACAAGAGCGTGAGAAGGCTAAAAAGCTGGCTAAGAGAAGAGCCATTAAGAATGGACTTATTTATACTACTGCTGTACTTGCTGGTTGCTTGGTCGTCGCTGGTGGCATTTGGTTGTTACTTGCTATCATTGCTATAAAAGGACGGTAATGGCTTGGATATTGTTAGGGATTTTTGTTACGGATATGACTTTTTATTTTCAGATTATCGACGTTTATCCTTCTCACACTGAGTGCTTGTATGCTGGTGAGGCCATTGTTCAGGATATCGGAAAGCCCTTGAGAAACTATAATGTGGTTTGCGTTCCTGTAGATGGAATGAAGGGACAACTGTTGTGAGTGACTTGGAAAAATATGACACGAATCAGAATGGCGTTATCGATCCGCATGAGCTTGCTGTTATTGAACTTGAGGATCGCCGTCGTAAGATGGAGGATGAAGACGCTCAACGCGATTCGATCCGTAAGATGGCGTGGTTTGCGTTATTTGGTTTACTTATGTATCCCAGCGGTATTTTTATATGTGATTTGCTTGGACTTGGTAGAGCGGCTGAACTCATTGCTGACATCGCGGGGACGTATTTCATAGCTGTGTCGGCCCTTGTTGCCAGTTTTTTTGGATTCAGTAGTTATCAGGCAACTAAGGAGAAGAAAGGGTCAGGCTGAGTGATTTATGTTTTTGCGTTGATTGTTATGACTGCTGATGGCACTGTTATACCTGATAAAAAAGCGTATTTTTACTCAATTAATAGGTGTAATTATTTTGCAGATCGAGTGAGTCGTACTCGATATAACTACTGGACTAAGCGTAAAGTACAGGCGTATTGCATACCGGAGTGGGTGAATCCTAGCAATACTAAAATATTAAGGTAAAATTCACCTATAGGGGATTTTGGAAAAAGTATGTTAGCGATCTTAGGCAAAATATTAGGTTCAGATGCTGTCATAAAAAAAGGCATGGATCTGATTGACGATATGCATACCTCGGATGAGGAACAAATTAAGGCGGCAACCGCCCAAAAGGTTGCGATCATGCAAAGTTATGCTCCTTTTAAGGTAGCCCAGCGGTATCTCGCGCTGATGTTTGGTCTGACTTATGTTTTATGTTTTGCCATTGTGTTAGGTATGACCCTGACAGGGAAAGGCGATCCATCATCCGTATCAATGGTAATGGAGCAGTTCCAAATTAACTACGTCATGCTTCTGATTACGACCTTCTATTTCGGTGGGGGCGCGATAGAGTCTTTTACCTCTAGGAAGAAGAAAGATGATTGATCTCGAACAGTTAAGAATAGAGTTAGAGAGTGATGAGGGTTGCATTAACGAGGTGTATTTAGATCATCTTGGGTATCCGACTTTCGGTATAGGCCATCTGATACGTGACACAGATCCTGAGTACGGCTGTGATGTTGGAAAAAAAATTACTGACGAGCGTGTTGCAGAGGCTTTTGAGGATGACATTCAAATAACTTACAACGATTGCTTACGACTGTATCCAGACTTCGATATGTTGCCTAACGAAGTGCAGTTAATTATAGCAAATATGATGTTCAATCTCGGAGCAACTAAAATGGGAAAATTTTCTGGCATGAAAGCTGGGGTGGATGCCCGTGACTGGCAAAGGGCCGCAGACGAAATGGTTGACAGTTTATGGTATAAACAGGTTACGAATCGCGCAAATCGGTTGGTGAATCGTATGCGGGCTTTGAACGAGGCGATATAAAAAGGAGAGACAGATGCTTCCATTACTAGGTGCGTTAGCAGGATCAGCACTAGCAGGTAGTGCAGGTCTTACTGCGTTAACCGGAGCCGCGATAGGATCTGGACTTGGAACATACGCTCAAACAGGCGATTTAGGTAAAGGTATTCTTGCGGGCATAGGCTCATATGGGTTGGGCAAGTTTACCTCTGGAATGATGGGCGCAGATGCGGCGGCAGGGACTGACGCAGTAACTGGTGCAGGAACAACCGCAGGAACAACCGCAAGCGCACCTATCAACACTGGTGGTGCAGGGGCATATGGGTATAATCCGGCACCTCCACCCGTCAGCACAGCCGCTCAGGGGGCAAGTCAGTTCCCAGTTTCCCCGACGACAGTTGCAAGTGCTGGACCACCGGCGGGTGCGGCAAAAGTGCCATTTTTTGATAGACCCGCTAAGATATCGGGTCTTGATCTCCCTCAACTTGGCAGTAGTGCGCCATCGACGATTGGACAGGCGGTGTCCACAGGGCTGACAGCAGGAACCACTGGTGAATCCATAGCATTCGAGCCTGAACCATTCAAGAAAAAAGAGACTAAATTTAACACTGAGGAAGCTGATCCCTTTACCAGAACAGTCACAATGCCCGGCTCAGAGTATCGTGCTGGAATAGATAGAGAGTTTGATTATTTCAGACGAAGTGGAGGGTTGATGTCTTTGCAACAGGGCGGGGCAATCAAAAATGATAAGCAGGTGGTCGATGAGGCAATCATGGCAGTGAAGGGACAATCAGCTAATCCAGAGATGGCTTTGGGAGAGTATCTCAATCGTTTCGGAGAAGATTCTTTGCGTAGTCTAGTTAAAGCAGTGCGCTCTGGTGAAATAGATTCTTCAGCAGGCCAGACTGAAGGTACAGTTCGCGGAGCAGGAGATGGCATGGAAGATCTTATTCCTGCAAATCTCGAGGGCGACCAAGATGTTTTGTTGTCAGAAGGTGAATTTATTGTTCCTGCTGATGTGGTTAGCGGCATTGGCAACGGTTCGACGGATGCAGGAGCCGACAGATTGTACGACATGATGGATAGAGTTCGTCAGATGAGAACAGGGACAGAAAATCAAGCACCGCAGATTGATGCAAGGATGGCGATGCCGGCGTGATTGTATCGGCTGTTAGGCCAGAGGATGTAGAAACAATATGGCCACAGGTAAAAGAGTATTTGAAAAAGGCGTTGCTCACTAGCTCTAATAAAATGAGTGTAGAAGATGTATACGCTAAGACACAGAATGGTACATACGGGTTGTGGGTCATTCTTGATGAGCAGACCACTGATATATTGGCTTGTTATACAACCCGCATAATTCAATATCCAAACAGGAGAGCCTTGGCCATAGATTGGCTTGGAGGTCATCGTATGAAAGAGTGGATTGGATTGATGCATGAAACAGTTTCGGAATTTGCCAAAGATCATGGTTGTTTTTATATCGAGGGATATGGACGGCAGGCATGGGGCAGGGTGTTAGAGAAGTATGGATGGAAGCCGTCCTACATTTGTTATGAGGTAATGTTGTAATGGGAAAAGGTGGCGGAGGCGGCGGACCTACAGAAACGACAGTCACGCAAACAGATCTTCCAGAATATGTCAGACCTTATTTTGAAAGATTATTAGAGCGTGGTGAGGCTCTTTCTAAAGAGGAGTACACGCCGTTTACAGGTCAAAGGATAGCGACGGAAACAGATCCGACGTTGAGATCACGACAGCGTATCGAAGATATAGTGGCGAGGGGATCTCCTAGGGCAGAGGAATCGTTACAATCTGTGTCTGATGCCTTGGGCAGACTTCAGCAAGGCCAAGGATTTCAGGCTGGTCAGGTTACACCGCTTTCCGGCACTATTGATTTTGATGCACCGCAGATGTTTACAGGTGATGTAGCCCAGCAATACATGAGTCCGTATATGGATCAGGTACTCGAAAGGCAGAAAGAAGCACTCCGTAAAGATTTCGCTAGGACTCAGGCCGAAAGAGATTTTGCCGCAGAAAGAGCGGGTGCTTTTGGTGGCTCCAGACAAGCCGTTGCACAGGCTTTGGCAGAAGAAAGTCTGATCGATAAGTTAGCAGATGTTGAGGCGACTGGTAGACAGCAGGCTTTTGAGCAGGCTCAGGCTCAGTTCGAGCGAGATAGAGCGGCAGGTATGTCGGCAGAGGAGTTTCAAGTCAGGGCAACACAGGCCGCTGAAGAGGCGAGACTGAGGGCAGAAGTCGAGCAGGAAAATCTTAGGGTTAACGCTGAGAAGCTGGGAATGTCAGCCGCTGAAGCAAGTACCATGAGCGCAGAAAGATTGGCAGAACTAGAAAACAGAGTCCGTGCAGGCGATGTTGATTCGGCAAAACTTCTGGAAGCAATAGGCAGAGACCAAGAAGCAAGAAAGCAACTTGAGCTTGATGTTGCCAGAGAGGACTTCATAAGACAGCGAGACATACCGGCAGAGCGTTTACAGCAGTTCTCCTCTTTGTTACGGGGTGTGCCAACAACACCGAGTCAGGAAGCGGCGACGTTGCGACAAGTCAACCCAGCGCAAGAATTATTAGGCACAGGTATCAGTGCGCTGTCTCTCTATAAGGCATTAGGCTCATGAATATTATCCAGATACAGGATCGTCTCAAAGATTTTTCTGAGCAACAACTGGTTGACGAGATGCAGAGACCAACAGGATCTGCGCCACAGTATCTGGTGTTATCAGAGTTAGAAAGACGACAAAAGGTCAAGCAGTCGTTTGAAGCCCAGCAGGGCAGTGAGCCAACGGTCGCAGAAGAGGCTGTTATGTCTCGGATGATGCCAGCGCAGATGACAGCTAGAGCAGGTATGGGATTACCCAATGCGGCACAGCAACCTATGCGTATGCAGAGGGGTGGAAGACCCTTAGGGATAAGACAAAACAACCCCGGAAACATAGAAAGAGGTGCAGGTTTTATAGGAGGTGTCGGCTCTAGTGGAAGGTATGACACCTTCGATGATCCTATTTTCGGGATTAGGGCAATTTCTAGATTAGCGGATACCTATGCAACCAACTATGATATCAATACACCGCGAGAGTTTTTGAGTCGATACGCTCCCAGATCAGACAACCCCGAGTCATTCGATAATTATTTAGGACAGTTATCCAGAGATTTAGGTGTCAGCCCAGATGAAGAAATAGATTTTACCAATCCATCAGTCAAACGATCCTTGATACCTTCAATCATTGGGTTCGAGCAAGGTTCAGAGTTTAGAGATTTTTATGATCCTGAGGTCATAGATGCAGGAATCCGAGCGACTAAACTGCAAGATGCTGATCAGATTAGAAACCTTGCACCGAGCTTTGCTGAGTATGAGGCGGCTGGCTTGCCTCTACTTGCCTCTGCAAGTGGAACAGGGATAGGGCCTCAGTCTCCAACCACTCCTAGCGGTCAACTCTTAGGCGGCAGAAGAACCCCCGGCCAAGGAGAAGATGAGCGTGATTTAAGAGCGGCAGAAGAAGAAGAGGCACGAGAAAAAAATAAATTAATAGGAAGAGGGATGTTCGCTCAACGTGCGAAAGCGGCCTCTGAAGTTAGGGATCCATTGGACCAATTCACGCCCGTAGAAGAAGGTGAAGTAGTCCCTGAACTTTTCAAGAAGCGTGAGAATATAGATCTTGATGATCCAGTACAGAAAAAAAGATTCCTTGAGAATGAAACCCGAGAATTCGACCCAGTAGATCGTAATCCAGAGTATATGGCTCGGAGGGAAGATCCTGCTTTACTTTTAGGGACACCAGATCCATCCGAGGCCGCTAAGACTGAAGATGCTCCTAAGCCAAAGGCAGACCCGACTTCTGATTTATACGATAAGTTGCGACAGCTAGCCGAGGATCGGGTGACTGCCGCAGAAGAAGACGCAGAGTTTAACAAGTTTTTAGCGTTAGCGCAGATGGGTGCGGCACTGGCACAAAGTGATCGAGGGTTCGTCGGTGCGATAGGAGAAGGTATCGAAGCTGGTTTGCCCACATTAGCGGCAACCAGAAAACCATTGAGAGAGGCTCAAGAGGGCATCTTAGAGACAGAGATTGATATAGCCAAGTTGGAGGCAAAAAAAGCAAAAGAACTGGACGTTCTGACTCAAAAGCAAAGGCTTGAACTCGCGGATAAATATACAGGGAGAATCTTAGACATTAATCAACAGCTACAGAGGCAAAAAGATCAGATGGTTACACCAGATCCACGCCTAGTCGCTGAGTTAGAAGGCCTCAAGCAACAGCTATTCCTTTTAAGAGAGGGCATAGGCGGAATACCCGGTCTCAATATCCCAACAGACGCCGAGCAAAATCTAGCAATAATTGGGGCGAACTAAAGCCATGTTCACCCGCCTGACACCAGAACTCGCCGCTCGACTAAGGCAAGATCAAAAGCAAAGAATCCGTGATGTTGGTGGCGATTTAACCAAACTGTCTCCTGATGAGATAGAAGAAATACAAGAAGCAGGGGAAGAGGTAGGAGATTTCGGTGCCGGATTGATGGCCGCTGAATCTGCTGTGCGTACTGCCGTTGCGGGAGCGGCTCAAAGTTTCGGGCTAGAAAGTCTTTCACAAAAGGAATTAACAAAAGCCAAACAGGTCGAGGAAGAACTTGGCCTGAGATATCAACGTGATGTCCCGTCTATTATCGAAGAGTTTGAAGAAGAGGGTGTTCTTGGTGGTATCGCCGCACTCCCTGAATATCTGAAAGAAACACTCGCCTTTTCACTTCCCCCAACCGGCACAGCCTTAGCCGCAGGAGCCGCAGGTACTTTGCTTGCAGGCCCGGGCGTTGGCCTAGCCGCCGCCGTCACCCTCGGCACTCCCATTTTTGCCGGTAATAACCTCAAGCGGCAAATGGAAGAAAATAATATTGGCCTAGAAGACGCTAATGTAACGAAGGCTTTTGCTGTCGGTTCAGGCCAAGCGGCATTTGATGCAGTGATTGGTCGTTTCCTTGGCATTTTGGGACCAAAATTACCTAACCTGAACACAGCCGCAGGCAGGCAGTTCGCCTTAGCAAATCCAGAGAAAGCAACTCGAGCTTTGCAAGAGAATATAAGAAAGGTCGGTAAGGCGGCAGAGCAAGGATTTACAAATAGATTCTTGAGAAAAGGATTGCAAGGCGCGGGGATCGAGGCGGTGACTGAAACGTCACAGCAATACGCGGAGATAGTGCAGGCCGATCCAGATAGGTTGTTCGATCTGACCCCAGATCAACGTAGAGAACTTTATGAATCCGCGATAGCAGGAGGGTTGTTAGGTGGAGCTATAACAGGCACTACCGGTGCTGTTTTCAAGCCAACCAAAGCAAGATTAGAGGCCAAGCAGAAGCAACTTGCAGAGTTTCAAAGACTGGATTTAGACCGTCATTTGCAAGATGAAACGCAAGAATCCATTGAGATGGAAAGAAATGCAGAGATCCTGACGGGTGTGCCGAAAGTAACACCCATGGCTGTGGCAGTTAATAGAGCGTTTCCGACCGATACTGATGTTCCTGATCCAGCGGTTGTTGTTCCTGAGGTCACAAGAGTATTGCAGGTGGCTGGATTAGTCACACCAGAAACGCATGGTTCTATATTTCCTAATAATCCAGCACCAGAATTTTTGGATATCCAGCCCAAAGAAAAACCTCCAAGCATTTCGTCTTTAGACCTAGTCATTAATCCACTGACTGATCCAGAAATAGAGCAGGCAATCAACGAATTACAGCCTCAAAGAACTCCCTTAGATACGAAGGGTCTAGGTAAAAAACAAGCGAAGCTTTCCAAAGAGGGTTACGAGGTTTACAAAAGAAAAGATCCAAGTGACAGTTTCAACATTTATACCGTGACAGACGGGTTCAACTCTATTGAATTTACCCGAGACCCCGATCAGTCCGTCGGCAAATATAATGCACAGGTAATCAACCCTTCTAAAAAAGTCCGCAATAACCCGTTTATGGGGCGGGAGAGAAATTTAGGCACTGACAACTTACAGCAGAGTGTAGACAAAATCATTGAAGACTGGAGTGTAGGTGATTTTGTACAGCCCCGAAAAAGACCTGCCACTGTCGCTAAGAAGAAGGCGGCAATGCAAAAGATCAGGAAAAAATTAAAAGAAGACTATGGGCTAAAAGATAAAGAAGCACAGGTTATTTTGGAGGCCTCTCCAGAAACACTGGCAGTTGCCCAAAAATACTCCAGAAAGCGAGGTCAGACACAGAGTCAGTTAATTCGTGAGACGGTCAAGAAGTATGCTTCTCCTGATAAGCGATTGCAGTTTGATGCGAAGTCTACCCGTGTTCGACAAATACTTGCAGACAGGCTGAAGGCTGTCGGGCTAGGTGATGTCGCTCTGAGGTTTGAGAAAAAAATTACTCCCGAAGAAGACCCCAATATCGCAGATATACAAGAGGGGGTGATAGAGGGAGTCACTGAGAACCAAGGCGGTGCAGTATCAATAGCACTGGCAAACGCCCTCTATGATCCGAATATATCCGAGGCTCAGTTGACGCAAAAACTGGGTGAGGTGATGAATCACGAAATGATTCATGCAATTAAACAGTTAGGCCTGATTACAGATCAAGAGTATAGAATTTTAGTCAATGCCGCCAAGCAACAACAGTTTGTAGATCGCAAAGGGGTGACCCGTAGCTTCACTTATTTCGATAGAGCGCAACGACTCTATCCGATGAACGAACCACCTAAAGGCACTTCTCAAACAGATCGTGAAGCCTTAGAACAAAAAAGTAGAAACATACAAGAAGAAGAGGCAGTTGCAGAGCTATTCAGAGACTGGGCGGCGGGGCGTAAAAAAATTACTGGCAAGCCAAGGAACCTGTTCCAGAGAATCGCAGATTTCTTCCGTGGTCTCGGTAAGGATATTAGAGAAGATCCTAAAGCAGAAAACATATTTAAGGCTATTGAATCTGGCGAGATCGGTGGTCGAGAAAGAATTTCACCTATAGGCGAAAAAGATGCGGTTGGAGAATCAGTCATGTACTCCGCTAAACGAGTTATGCCTGATAACAGGTCGGAGGTAGACCTGCCGACCCGAGAGGAAACTTTATCTTTCCACAATTTTGCGCCAAGAATTTTGGATAAGTTCCTAGGCGTCGGCAAGACAGAGTCAGATCCTGATATACAAGAGGGTACCCGGGCAACGATCCGACTAAATCTAAACGGTCGCTCTTATTTAGGACCACTGGCAGAGCAGTATAAAGCTGAAGCGGATGCAGAGCTTGCAAGGATCGCAAGGATACCTGATTCAGAAATGGACGTTGCCGCAAAAGATAATGCCCGAAACAAAGTCTATAAAGACCTAGATGCCAAGTATGCGGATAGCCAGACTAAATCTTTTGCTATTCAAACAGCGCATCAGGGAAACAATCCATCCGGTCAGGTGCTGGCTTATGACACAGCCTTCACTGTAGAAAATGTAGAGTTCATAGTTAAAGAAGATGTCAGGGCAAAGATTCAGGGTGGGCTAGAAAACAAATCACCTATGGCCGGAGTCAGCGGAGATGTTGTCCATGGTGTGAAGAAAGCAGATGGTGTAATCGCAAAGTTCAATCCTTTCGACAAGAATGTCCACACGTTTTATATCGAGATTGACGGAGCTAAATATCCTATTAAAGGAGCGCAGAGCGCGACGGTCTTCGGCAGTAAGGTATATGTGCAAGATCCCATATTTTTCACCGAAGAGGATATGCCGACGAGGACAACAACCGTCACGGGCAAAGCAACAAGGGGAGACAACAAAGGCGAAACAGTCACGGTTGAGTTACCGAATGAGCCTGCCTTCAAGTTCTTCTCGAGAAAATCATCCAAGCCGTTAGAGACAGATGTAGCTGTCAATACTGACGAGGAAGTAATAGAGTTACCTCCAACCATTTTCGGCACCACAAAACTGGACAAAGAGCCTCCAGCGGTCGATCGAAAGCTTTCAGTAAAGCCACGAATATTTTCCACAGGCAGGATAGTGGGCGCGCCTGCTGGTTATGAGACAGAGTCAGACCGCACAGAACTTGTAAACCGTATGGTCGAGTTGATGGAAGAGCCTTTTGCGGTTATCGAAAAATCAAAAGGCTGGTACGAACGGAGCGGCAAGCAGATTCGAGAGATCACCAGAGGTGATCCTGAACTTATGGAGAAAGTTGCTCGACTCATGGCCCTGTATTCGCAGGCTAACTCTGTGGGAGCTAACACAACAGCGACTGTGAAGTCGATGTATCAGTTCGCTACTGGTGCCGACACTGCGTTCGCAGGGAGATTCCCAAGCACCACTGCCGCCAGAATACCCGCATTACTCGCCGCACCATCGTTTAGTAAAGAAGGGGTGGGGGTGTCTGACAAATTAGAAAACTTCTACCGTAACCTGATTGATGCCGCCACAGAGCAAGACACCTACGCTGATGCATCGACCCAAGATCGATGGATGATGAGACTTTTCGGCTACAAAGTGGCTGAAGATGAAGATCGCGGAGGAGCCTCTGCATTAGGCGACCCTCAATATATATACGCCAAGGATATTATTAATCGGGTTGCAGATGCCTACGCAGAAAAAACAGGTGAAAGGCTGTTGCCTAGACAGGTTCAGGCAGTGCTTTGGACCTACATTAAAAACAGTACTGATTTTGAAAAACTGAAAACAGATGCCAAGCGAGAAGCATTCAAGCCTAAAGTAGTTGATTTTGGTGATTACCTGACTCGAGCCACCGTCAATATTACTTGGGAAAGTAGGCCGTCTACTAGCCTACCGATACTATCGTGGATTCATGATTCCAGACAGGCACAAGAAGAGTTTAATGAAGCGGTCAGGACTAACATATTTACTAATCCTGACGGTACAGATGTCATCTTTGACATGGTCGGGGCAAGCCAGCTATACAACAGCGATACTTCTATCGGTGCCTATGAGGGTAAGGTTGCCCCCAACGTCGTCAGCCGGTTAGTTCTCGACAGAGAAGATGGGTCTTATTTAGATGATATCGCCACCAAAGCGGCATCGATCATTGGATATATTACCAAGCAAGACGCAGTGCCTTGGTACAGGCCCGATATCACGGGCGGCAAGCTCGATGCTGTGGGTCACAAGGTTACATTCGACCGCGATTTAACACCCGACATGGAAGACAGGTTGCTCGCACATCTGCACGAACGGATGCCGGATATTGGTTTCACCAAGGTCGGCACATCTTTGCAGTTTATTAACTTCAGAAACACAGACCCTACTAGCGAAAAATATAAACTGGGTGAACCCTTTTTAATGCCAGACAGGGAGTTTGTTAATCAGAAAACTGGTGAGGGTCGTTTGATAGACGGACTCAGGTCTTTTGACGAGGATATGACGTTCGAGGTAGAATCATTCAGGGCGCAGTCCGAATACATAGGTAATGATTGGGAGACACAACCAAATGGCGAAGGTTATATACAAAGGTATGGCGAAGGCGGATTCGGAGATTTACAACCAAGGATTGACGCTCTCGCGCAGGAGTATCTCGCCCTTGCAAACGAGTTTGAAGGACGAAGAGAAGAGTTTGCCGGACGACCCCCGACCACAAGAAGATTCTCCAGAAAGTTCTCAGCCAGACAGCGAGAACCCCAGCGAGTAGCGCAACCTGTCGATGTCGATGAAATCGCCAATCGATTCCTAGGTGCAGAAGAAGAAACCAATCCACTAGCTAGATTCTGGGATAAGAACATCTTGGGTAGGGTTGAGGGAGAAACCCGCTGGCAAGCTGTCACCAGAAACGCTGTGAATCGATTCCTTCCGGGGTATCTTTTAGATGATTACGTCAATGGTGAGATCACTAATCCTGCTGAAAGCGTAGGCCGGAACATGGAGCTCGCTCAGAATATGACTGGGCGACTACAAGCCATGCTCGAGTTGGGACCGTTGGCATTCAACAAAGAAAATGGAACGGTAGAACAGATAGCTGATCCTAAGCTTAAGGGACTCAGGGATATATTCGAGCCTATCGGCACACAGTTGAAGCGTCCATTCCAAACCTACGCGATAGCCAAAAGAGAACTGCGGCTGAGACAAGAAGGCAGGGTAGGTTTTTCTGGAATCACAGAACAGCAAGCACAGGACACTGTAGACCAGTTGATTGATAAGTATCCGCAGTTTGAACAGGTGCATGCAGACTATCAAGCCTTCAATGAGCAGATGATTAACTTTGCCAAAGACTCTGGACTACTGACAGAGGAGCAAGCTGACTCATTTCGTAACATGGATTACGTTCCTTTTTATCGATTGATTGAGAGTGCCACGCAGGAAACAAACTTCCAGCAGACCATGTCGGCTCGAGCGCGGGCGGCCCTGAAAGATCCAAACGTCTTTGAGAAAGAACTCGAGGGAGGTATCGATAAGATCGGTGATCTCTATGAAGTTGTCACAAAGAACGCAAAGTTTATTGTTTCTGCTGGCTTGCGAAATTACGCCATGGACAAAACTGGAAGGGCGTTAGAGTTAGCAGAAAAGAAAGGTGGTCTAAAAAGCTGGGGCCGGTTAGCCAAAAAAGGTGAGACTGGAAACATCATGAAGTTCCAGCGTGACGGGGAAGAAGTTAGCTATAAAATCAATGACCCTGCTTTATGGACTGCTGTAGCGGGACTCACAGAGATTCAAAAACAATCTTGGATTCGTTGGCTCGAAACACTGGGAGGCATATTGCGCTCTGGTGTGACATTGATGCCGGGATTCCAGTTGGCAAACCTGTGGCGAGGCAAAGTGGATGCTTATATCAAGACTGGAGTGCCGCTGTTCAGACTCGATCAGACTGCCGCCGCCATGTTTGATGTTTACAAAAATGACGAAGATGTACAAAGATTCAAGCTAATTTCAGGTATGGGTGGCTACCTGTATGGCGGCACCGCAGAGTCTGTATCGAAAACACTCGAGAGAGATTACAGATTAAAAGAGGGATCTGGATCTTTCTTCAGGAAAGTGGGTGATCAGTTTGGTCGAGCTAAGGTGGCTTTGGAAAAAACTGGTGAAGCTTCTGAGATGGCAGAACGTCTGGTCATTCAAAGAAGGCTGATGGAACAAGGAGTCAATGAGAAAGAGGCTGTATTCCAAGGCTTGAATCTAATTAATTTTGGACGGAGAGGAGCAGGCGGTTCACCCGTCATGAGCCTCTTGGTCAATGTTCTTATACCGTCGGTTCCGTTCCTCAATGCACGGATTCAAGGTTTGTATCGATTGATCGAAGATCCTAACGCCCCCGGTGAAGCAAAAACTACCGCATTCAAAGAAATGGCAGGAAGGGGTGTGTTGATTACCGCAGGGTCAGTGTACCTAGCTGGTCTTGCCATGCAGGATGAGGAACGCTGGGACAACGAAACGGTGATCGAGAAAGTGACCAATGACATATTTTATGTTGGCGACACGAAGATTCGCATACCGAAAGCGTTTGAGGTCGGTGCATTGTTCGGAACCATACCTGTCATGACTCTCGACGCGATACGTCAGGAGACAGGAGAGGATTTTGCTCAGGCACTTAGGCATATATTTCTGAGTACTTTTGGTTTCAATCCAATGCCTCAGGGTATTCTTCCTATATTAGAGGTTGTGGCTAACTATGATTCGTTTAGAGGCGCACCCATCGAGGGACTGTCATTACAAAAATTGCCAGATGAGTTAAGGGCGTATGAAACCACACCAGAGATTTATAAGTTCTTGAGTGAGGCCGGTTTAGGAAAATTTGTTGGCCTTTCTCCGCTAGAACTACAGCAGTTGTTTGAAGGGTACACCGGAACCATGGGGACATCCCTGATCGCTGTCACAGATACTTTAGCCAGTGAGACTGGAGTCATACCAGAGAGACCATCTGGCATTTTTGGAAATGCTTTTGCCACAGCCGCAGGTCAAATTACAGGATTGAATCGATTCTTAAGACAGGATGGTGAGGGTGCATCAAGGTTCGTTCGGGACTTCTATGAGTTACGGCGTGATGTCGAACAGACCTCCGCCGCCCTGAAGCAGGCTCAGGGAGCAGGATTGATTGAGGAAGTCAACGACCTGATGGAAGAGCGCGGCAAGTCTTTAGGATTCAGGACACAGTTTAATCGGGTAGCCAGAGCCTTAGGAAAAATAAATAAAAAAATCGATGCGGTTAGAATCAGTCCCGATCTTAGTGCAGACCAAAAGCGGGACCGGCTCAATGAACTGAGGAAAGAAAAAATAAGGATATCCGCTCAGGTCGTCCGCATGGCAAAAAGTTCCGGCTACTTCGACTAAAATTCACCTATGGGTTTTTTTCTTAACCAGACTATAATCGTGTTCGATAACACCTAGCTCTGGATCACCCACGATTTGTTCTTCAATCCACCGTCTGATTGTCGAGCCATTCTTCAAATGAATTACTCGCCAATGACCACGACGCAGGTGTTGTCTCTTTGGTGAACCGTGTCCCTTAAAGAATTTTTCATACAGCTTTGTGCCTTGCGGCTTAGGTAGATCGATCTCAATGACCTTTACTTCATTTTTAGGGACTTGACGGCTCCATTTCCGAGAGACCATTTCTGGTCCCTTCTGTTCCACCTCATAAATGTGCTGTGGGTAATTCAACAATCCCAGCATTGTGAACAGCAGACGCATATCTCCTGACATCATGGTAGTGCTTGAATTCATCAAGCCAAATTTCACCTCCCCCGGATGCTTGGCAATAATGTGAGCATATTTTCCTGTATTGAGATAGCCCTCAGGGTAAGCGGCTTTGCCGATGGCGTGAACTCCAAAGTGTAGACGTTCCATGATCCACCTGATGTATCGATCTTTGATATGTATCATATCGACCTGTCCATCGCGTTTTTTTAACTGACCTCTAGCTCCTAAATAATAGTCCTCATCTACAAGGAACTGATCGTCAGTTATTAGTTCTATCCAGCTAGCAGATAAAATATTGTACCGACCCATCATTAATACTTCTGAGGGAGATATCACCATGCCATCTGGTAGATGTCCCTTCTGTTTTATATAACTTGTTGGGGGTAAATTTTTTACTGATTGGAAATAGCTCGGCCCGAATTGAACACTGGGCATAGTTCTATCCACTATGTCGGGATTGCCCACGATCATATCTGGATCATGAGAAACAAAAACGCTCATCGGGGGAGTAGCAATCTTGTTTTCTGCGCTTAAGAACTGACTGTAAGAATACATGCCATTAGCACTGCGCTGGATTAGATAGCCAATTCGCTCCTGCAACTTGTCTTCGTCTTTGATTACGTAATCCATTCCTCGAGATAGATATTCTTGTTCGAGCAACTTCATAGCCTTATACCCATCCCACTCTATCCATAGATTCGAGACAGGAGGTCTGCCTACAAACAAGGCATCTAATAGATGCTTTGGTTTAGAAAAACTGGCCGTAATAGCGTGGCTCAACAGATTGTCACTGATAGCCATCTTGGTTGCGTTGACTATATCCTGCTTAGTTTTTCTTATTTGCCAGTCTCCATCTTTGCTTGATTCATATGCGGCAAGCGATCTCTTAGGGATGGACAGCCCAAGGATCACCTCATTAGCTAAGTCATGCATATCGACATCTCCAATCGATTTAATACATTAAAGTTTTTTATAGACCCATACAGCGATCACGAGTTGACTAAATAAAACTAACCAACCAGTGATCGACATAATCAGGTAATAAATTTGCGATTCAAACATCATTCACTCCTCAATAAACTTGTTCTAAAGAACCCGTCGTACTCAGGGTAACGGACATGAAAGTATCTTGCGTAATACGCCCGATGATTGTTGCTGATCTTGAATGCATCTCCCTTTGTTTCGATATCTGTATGCCATCGAATACGTTCAAAGATTGCATTGACGCTGTAGTGTTTCCGTCCTGCGTTGATGGCTTGAAATGTATATTTCACAAAAAGCTCCCAGACATGCGGGTTTTTCTTGTGCCACTCCCACCACTTATGTTTTAAAGAATCACTCACTTTAGCTGTTCTCTTTTGTACTTGCGTGGACCTTACTCGACATCCAATCTTGCAACTGATCCAGCCTCCAGAACAGGTTACGGGAGGTAAACTTGATTGGTTGAGGAAAGCTGTCGTCTTCCTTCCTAATTAGGTGAAGCCTCGATCTACTTTTGATTCCGATAAAATCCAATGTTTGATTCTGTGTTAACAACTTAATGCCATCAACTACTCGAATAGGCTCCTGTACTTGATCCAAGCCTGAAAATCTTCTCTGATCTGGATGAACTGATTCCTCGCTTGTTTGTTCGTGCTGAACTCCGCACGACTCTTTATTTTTAACTTGCTCTTTAATACGCATACTGTGTTCTCCTCACTAATATCTAGTTCAGTATCCTTTAAAATGTATTCCTGAAACTTTCGGTTCCTGCAAAGTGCGCCGCAGGAACTCTTCAGACGTTTGATTTCGTTGTCTATGAAGTCTAACTCTGGTGTTTCGTCGTCGTTGATCTTGACCATAGCCACCATGTATCTGGACCCATTGAATGATTTCAGTAACTTCTCAGGCGCGTCATCAGGATGTACCGCCATCTTAAGAACTAATCCATCATCGGTATGATTCATGGATATCTTTATTGCCTCGAAACAACACTGATCTATTTGAAAATCTTCCGCAGTATCCACTAGCTGTTCTCCTCAAATATTTTTCTCGCATGCTCTAGAGGATCAATACCCTGTATATCCCACCATGTTCTTTCATCACCAAACCGATGAAGTTCCATGTGATGCTCATGACACATCGGCACAGTAAACTGATCCCCTACTTTCATGCTCATGGCGTTTGGCTCTGCGTATGTTATGTGATGAGCCTCTGTCTCACGCACATAACAACACAGACATGGCCGCCCACGAACAGACCTGAGATGCTTCTCAGAACGGTATCTCGTCATCGTTCGCTCGAGTCGTTGTAGGCATGGGTTTAGCTTGATTTTCACCCATAGGTGGTTTTCTTGTGTTGACCTCGAACTTGCTCGGAGACAGAGAAAGATAAACACCGGCTGTTGGACCTTCCTTTCTCCACCCAGATAAACGAACCTTTGGTTTCTCAATGCCAGAAGCAAGCTGTGCATTGATATCAGCTAACAACTCACTGCTTAGTTCGAGATCACCTACATAGTCAGGGTGGTTTTCTTTTTCTTTTTTGTTGTTCTTAAAAAGCGCACCCCGGGGTTTATATTGATTAGCCATTTTCTTTCTCCTTCAGTTTTTTAGATTTTTCAATGAAAGCCTTCTCCAAATCAGAATACATCTGCGGGTACTTTCCTTTCATGAGATCCAGAGCTTCCATGTTGTCGCCCCAGTTTTTTCTCATGGTGCTGAGATCATCAGTCCCTTCGACGCTTATGGTTAAAATCTTATGAACGGTATCGATCAGTTGTTTTTCTTCATCGATAGCCGCTTCCTTTGCTTTCCCTGCCGCATGCTTCCTGTGACTGTCTAAGTCTTGACTGGCTTTTGCCTTTTCTTGGCTGGCGACGGCTTTTTCTTTACTATCGATGTTTCCCATCTCAAAGGCACTTGCATATTCGTTTCCGGCAAGACCTATGTTTGCCAAAGCCCTACCAATCGCAGAGGTCTCGCAGTTCTCTACCGCTGACGTACGGTTTACTGGATTAGCGTTTCTAATCTCCTCTGCGTAACCTTTGCCAACAACCCTTCCATCATTGTCCTTAATATACGCAACCATCAGCACACGCTTGCCATTATCATCCAATATTTCGGTATCGATGGCATAAGCCATGCCATAGTGATATCTGAACAGATTGACTCGATCTACAACCTGCAAGTACTGTTTGCCTTTCAAGTCGATTGCATCTGTAGCAAACAGCTTTTCCAAACCATCCATACATTGCTGATGCTTTTTTTCCTCATTATGAACACTCATTTACTTCTCCCTTTAGTTGATTGCTTTTGTATTGGTCACAAAACTCTGCAACCCCACAAAAGTTTTGTTTGCATCGAGTGTCTTCACCTACCCGATGCTCTACATAAAGTCCCTTGGGACTCTTATGATTCTTGATGAACAGGTCCGCGTGTCGCTGATCATCGAAAATTTTTACAGCAGTTTTTCTTCCTTCCTTCATGACTGCCCACGTACTTGGCTTTGCCCAACGCTCTTCGTCCGAGCAGGTAATGTCAGGCGTTACGAAATCAATTTGAGCATCTTGATGAGCGATCACTCTTCGCTCTAAATACTCTTGCTGTTCTCCGAACGACCACAACGGAACATCAACGACCACCGCATTCGACTGCGGATAGTCGCTTTCACGTTGGGCTTTTCTGGCAGACCAGTCTCTGAGTATGGCAACGATTTGAACTGAGCTTACGATGCGCTCTTTGTTGACCCTTGATAGATAGGCATAACAGTTTAGCTGTCTTTCCCATTCAGGCTTGTCGTTCATAACAGCCCAGACAGAACACACTTTGTAATCCTGTATTCTGATTGTGCCGTCGGGGAGATACTCCTGAACATCGACGGCTCCAGACAAAGTCCAGCCATACATCTTGGTGTAGAGACGTTCTTCCACCACAAAATTAGGATCATCAAAATCCTGCAAAACCATATGCACTGCTGTCCCAAACAAAGCGGGAATCCGCTCGGAAACATCCACAGTCATTTGTTTGGAATGCAAACTTCTCAGTCTTGCAATGCGAGGGCTATCAATTAGACTGGTGACTGAAATATCTGAGTTACCTTTGGAATATTTTTCGTTCCTGAGGAACTGCATGAACACCTCAGGGAGATTGTAATTATTTGTAAACTTCACATGACATCTCCTATCAAGTGGACATAGTATACTGATAAGAAACAATAGGCAACACAAAGTGACAATAAAAATACAATGATATCTTTTACGATCTACGGTGAACCCGCGTCAAAAGCGAACAGCAGAAAGATGGTTTTCATAGGCGGTAAACCACGTTTTATAAAATCAAAAAAGGCCCTCAATTACTGCAAAGATTTTGCCAAGCAGTGTCCGAATCTAGATGAGTTGATGGATGGCGATCTGGCTGTCTATATAGAAATATTTTACGCTTCGCGCCGACCTGATCTGGATGAATCATTAATACTGGATGAGTTGCAAGGAAGGGTGTATAACAATGACCGACAAGTAAAAGAAAAACACATTTGCTGGGGTCTCGATAAAGAAAATCCCAGATCAAATATTAGGATACAAAAAATTAATAACGATTGATCATCAGGGGGAGATGATGAAACCAAATGAAGTACTGGATTTCTTTGCCCATAACTTACCTGTCGGGCAACATAAAAAGAAATGTCCTGTCTGTTCTAGCTCTCGCAAAAAGCACAGGAGTGATCCGTGTCTTTCTCTGAACGTGGATCATGATCGAGTAATTTTCAAATGCCATCATTGCGATTGGTCCGGCATTCATTCAAACGATAGGAGTGATACATCTATGCAAGCAAATCAAGTCAACGCTCACAGATTCCGTAAATTAGAAAAAAAACCCTTGAATAAACAAGCAGTTGACTGGTTAAACAGTCGCGGCATATCGAAAGATATTGCGATGGATGCAGGACTTTTTTGCACTGATCACTACATTAGCAGTGAGGGTAAAGAGGTTCCGTGTATAGGTTTCCCATACCATCATAATCATCTTGAACTAGGAGCAAAAATCAGATCATTAGGTAGTAAAGGGTTCTCTTGTACTAATGCTCTGAGGCATTTTTTTAATAGCGATAGTGTTGGCGAGGATGATGAGATCGTTATCGTAGAGGGTGAGATGGATGCGATGGCGTTCATGCAGGCCGGTATTTCTACTGTATGGTCCGTTCCGAATGGGGCAGTTGTTAAGACAAATAAAAATTCACCTAGGGGTGAAATTGATGAGAAGTTGGATAGAAGTTTTGCATTCCTTTGGAACGCCCGGGATCAACTAAAGAATGCAAAAAAAATTATTATTGCGGCAGATAGTGATGAGGCTGGTGTCGCCATGTCGGAGGAAATGGCAAGGAGAATAGGAAAGGATCGCTGTCACAGAATTCTATGGCCGGATGACTGCAAGGATGCGAACGATGCCTTGTTAAAAAAAGGTGAGCAGTTTCTTTTAGAATGCATTGAGAAGGCTCAACCTTGGCCCGTTGCTGGAGTTTATCAAGTTGATTCGTTCCGCGAGCAAGTCATGCAAATGTACCATGAGGGAGTTGTTGGAGGTCTTAGCACTGGGTTTGACAGCGTAGACCGACTCTACACAGTGATGGAGGGACAACTCACAGTCGTTACAGGAACACCATCACACGGCAAGTCAGAGTTTGTAGATCAGTTGATGTTTAATTTGGCTCAGAACTACGGTACAAGATTTGCAATCTGTTCGTTTGAGAATGATCCCAAGACGCATCTATCGAAACTGGTTTCCAAGTTTGCTGGTAAGCCATTCTTTGAAGGAGCTACACCCCGACTCGGACAAGATGAATTGAATCAAGCACTGGATTTTTTACAAGACCATT